AGGAAATGTACGGCAAGCGTAAAGGCAAAAAGAAATCAATTATGAATGGTGGTTACGGTAAGTAATTACCAGGGGCGTAGTTTAGGTTTAACTATGTGTGAAGGTATGTGTGATACTTCACAGAAACCAGCTTCGCCATTAATCTGGTCATATATTGTGTTAGTGTCTAGCAATACGTTCCAGCAATCATCTTCGCTGGCAAACAATATCTTTGCTTCTAATGGTTGACCACTCATTACATATACTATTGTAAGCATAGTAAAAAATTCCATTGTTTACCTCATTGTTTTTGTTATTCTGTAGTTCGGGGGTGGCTCAAACCGTCTGTGTTTGAGATAATAGTTCTTTTGCTCTCCACCCCCACGAAGCTAGTTCCAAGGAGAACTTGGCAAGCTTACATCGGTACGATAGTTTTTGCTTTTGCATATCCTGGAAGGATTAACCATTGTTTTTCCATTGCCTTTAATCTTTTCAAAAGCAATTCCATAATCGTATGCCATCTTTCGTAAACTATCTTTTCGTATGCCAAGGCAATTACTTGCCTCAACTATTGTCATATGGCTGTATTCTTGGAGCAATTTTTTAAGCTCCTCATGGTGCCGAACTCTTAATTGTTGATATTTTGTCATGTTCTCCAGGGCGGGTTTTGTTGCGGTTGCTGCCAAGCTTGTGTTTGCTGTGGCTGTTGTTGTGGTTGTGCTTGCTGCTGCGGTTGCTGCGGCATATCACGATCATTAGGAAACAAGTTCCAGGATCCAATCTTAGGCCAATCTCTTGCCTCTTGTCCTTTCCTGGCTTTGATCTGTATGTTTACTTTTAATCTGTGTTGAACCATTAGCTGATGAATTTGATTAATGGCGGCAAGTGCTGCCGGGTTATCTTTCATTTCCATAGGCTCATTAATCCATCCAGACGCAGCCATATCGACTGTTTGTCCGTTGTCCATGTATCCCTGGATCTGTAATTTACTGTTACCAAGTTGTGGTTTATTGCTCATAGCATTGCCTTTCTTTTGTTAAACTCATGTTCTATTTTTGCGTAGAGATCTGGACGTTCTTCGTTTAGCCTGTCCAGGCCGCTGCTAAAATATTCTTCCCATTGTCCCAGCTCTTCAAGCTTTTGTATAGATTGAATTTCTTGGATACGATCATTAGTAAACTGTTCGCTTCCATTGTCCTGGGCAGGTGGTGGTGCTGTCGCTGGTGGCGGGGTTGGCGCCATTTGCGGTTGCTCCTGGTGATCTGCCTGGGGAACACCTTCACCTGCATAAATGTATAAACCCAGGCCATGCAAAGCGATTGCTTTTACCCAGCAGCGCATACGTGCATCACTAATATCCCTGGCATTTGGGTTTTGAATTGCTTTGTTTTGATTGTTCATAACAGGCAACCACATCATATGCGTAAGCCCTTCGATCGTTACACTAACGCGCACTTCAACTGTATTATCTGGATACACAACGTCCTCATGCACTTTAAAGGTTGCATCAGGGTATCTTTCTTTGACCTCTTGCCAGGCCCATGACCAGGACAAGTATGAAAACCTGCCCTTCTTTTCTATCTTATCGCCAACATCTATCTTGACGAGATCTTTCCATACATTTTTCATTTAATTACTCCCGCTAATTTTTTTGCCTGGCGCAATACGTCCGGGTGTACGTCACGCCATACAAAGCTATCTGCAAAATGAGGGTCGCAAAGTTTAAGCAGTTGCTCAACATTTTCTGTAACCATCATTAGTTTTTCCCGGCGCACACATGCAGCTATTACATCACTAAGTGCATACTCAAGCTGTTCGATCGTTGCTTCGAACACTCGATAGCCCAGGCGATTGGCGTAAACTATGCGTGGGATCTTTCCCGTGATATGCCAATACCCAGCGATCTGCATTAGGTGCGGATTTTTAATATCTTTTGGTAGAGAGTTTGACCTGGGGCTGTCTGTATCTACTCCAGTGTCCCATTGTGTTTTGAGCTCAACAGCTCCGCCCTGGTAATCGCCGTATCCCAGGTAATCTAGCTGACAACCAGGTAACTTACCGCGCAGCTCAGTCTGTCCAATTATTTCATTGGCACCCTGCATTGCTTCTTTGAGCCCGGCGTGTGCGTTTTCGCAAACAATTTCAAACTCGCCTCGACCTATCGTTTCATTCTTTTTTAATACTTTACCATCAGATCCAAAGCGCGGTTTTTGTCGGCCTTCAATTTGTGCTTTTGTTTTTTCCTGGTCTAACCAGGATCCTGTTTGCAAAGAAAGCAGCAAGTTTAAAACTTCTCTATATGCTTCATTTGGCATGGCGCCGTGTATCAAAACCTGGTCGCAATAGTATTCAACTGCGCGCCCGGAAGCCATGTTAATATTATCAGTGAACTGGGTTTTACCCAGGTAATCGATGTAGTATCCATGTTGCTCAAGAAAGGCTTCAGCCTCTTCTTTGACACCATCTGTCTCGCCATTTATTATTTTCAGTGCCTTTGATCGAGCAGGTCGAATGATCCCTTTTTGAAAAAAAGTGTAATAATCTGGGGTACTTGGCTGAGAATGATGGTAGTATCCCTTTTTGAATGCCCAGTTTTTAGTATCGCCTATTGCCATTATTAAATCTTTCATTTGACAGTTTATGTCTATCAGTATTAAATGCGTCTAAACATTGCAAGGAGTTTTTTTAATGACACTAGAAGAATGGCGCAAGTCAAAGAATTTTACTTACGCTGACTTGGCTACGAAACTGGGTGCTTCGCATGCTACTGTTGTGCGGCGCTGGTGCTTGCCGGGCGATCATAAAGATCGAATGATCCCGGCGCCTAAGTTTATGTTGATTATTCAAGAGAGCACGTTAGGCCAGGTAACACCAAATGATTTTTATAGGTAAAGGTGATGAGCGGTAAAAAAAGTAGAGACAAGGGAGCAGCCTACGAAAGAGAGGTTGTGAACTGGCATTTAGATCGCGGCGTTGCCGCAGAGCGGGTTCCCTTATCGGGAGCGATGAAAGGAAACTATGCGAGTGACATAAAGCTTGGGCCTACTTTGGCTCTTACGGCTGAGTGTAAACGCAGAGCTAGAGCGTACCAGGATCTTTATGATGCGCTTGACCAGGACAACAGCGATATGTTGTTTGTTCGAAGAGATAGGGAGCGCACCCTGGTAGTGCTTCCGTTAGAAACTTACGAGGCTTTCCTCGAATGGATAGGATGGATAAAGGAGTAAACTATGCCATATACAGAACAAAAGATCGGATACCAAAACACCGACACAAGTAAGGCGGCTGCTCGCAGCAATTACCCAGGCAAACTTACAGCTAAGGATCGCGTTTTGCAGCTATTGCAGAAGGTTCCTAACAAGCTGACAACTGAGGAAATCAGTGACGTATTACAAATACCATACGGCACTGTGCAGCCACGCTTGTCTGAGTTACAGAACGAAAACAAAGTCATTGACTCAGGGCTTCGTGGTAAAACAAAATGGGGTAAGTCTTGCATCAGGTGGACTTCAGCATGATTTATAAAATAGAAAAGAATGTACCTATTCCGAAAGGAAATATTTCTAAACTTGCGGTTGAAATGCAAGTTAACGATAGTGTGTTTTTTGATGATCACGACAAGAAAGGGCGGTCAAGAGGAGATGCACTGATGGCCCAACTAAGAAAGCTTTCAAGGCAAGGAACAACTAGGAGCGTTGAAGGTGGCTATCGTGTTTGGAGGGTAAAATGAAATACGGTGGCTTAGAAATTAGAGGCAATGAAGCAAACTTTGTGTTTTACGGTGCTGACGGTCAAAGGTTTCTTGAGCCAGCGCAAAAGTGCCAGGAGTGTGATGCTACTGGCGAGGTAGAAGGTGAGAAGGCTGTCGTTGATTATGTCAACGGCGGCTACCTGGTAGAAGTAGTTGATACCTGCGAAAAATGCGAAGGTATGGGCTACGTTATACAAGAGGGTTGACGGATGAGAAAAAAGCTGTACGCTAACGCGAGCCCGCCAGGGCGAGATCTAGCTAATAAAGAGCTCCTTAATGAGCTCCTTAAGGAGCCGTATACTAACTCTATAGATAACTCTTTAAGAGCTACAAAGAGCAAAGCAACAAAGAGCTTAGAACAGCAGCGTGTTTTAGAAATAACATTGCGGCGCATGTCGCCAGCTTACAAAAAGGCGAAAGCGCAGAGCATTGCGGATCCCCTGGCACATCGAATGAAGAAAGTAACAGCGTTGTTAAGGCGAAAATTAAGCACTGATAACTTTTTACAGACCTTGAAACACCTGGACGGATTATCACCGCTCGATCAGGTGGCCTTCTGTGATCGCATTGAGAAGCTTTATAGGGAGTAACTCATAAAAAGCAAAAGGGCCCACTCAGGGGCCCTCTCTGTCGCTCTCAGGGGTATTTATTGTGCTACAAGTACCCAGAGCAATCCGATGTATAGCGTACCGAAGATGCAAAGTGCTCCGATTATGTCACCCCAGGTAATGCTTTTGATAGTCTCGATAAATTCTTGCCAGCTCATAATTATTTGCCTTTCTCTAAGATCTTATATGCTATGCTTGCAAGCTGCATAGTGTCCATGTTTCGCATCTTTGCTTTGTTCTTGTCGTTTACCTGGTCGTAGATCTGAGTAACCGCAGACGCTGTAAACATATCAACCAGGACGCCATCGATCTCTGTTGCCTGGTGGTTCTCAACAATGCTTCTCATTGCTTCAATGTTTTCCATAGTTAACCTCCTAATCCTATGATCTTGTCATTGTCATTGATGGGCTCGATCTCGATAAAGAACTCCTCGAAAGTATCGCCCTTGAACTCCGCTTTGGCAGCTAGTGCTGCCTCATGCGTAGTGTACTCGCCCATAACTTTATTGCCGTACATGGCTATTTTTTTAACTATATATTTCATATCTTTCCTTTACTATATTTGACAGATGCTGTCAATACTTAAGCATTCATCATTGCTGTTATGTCTATGACCTCTGGTGCATCTGGTTCTCTTTCGTAATGCCAGGGCGCATCATTATAGCCTGGCATCTGTCGTATCATGTGACCGATAAAGTCTTGTATGTGCCACTCTCCGATGTATTTGCTGTAATGCTTGGCTTCAAACCAGTTGTTATGTTCGCAAGCCTGGTATCTAAAGCATTGGGCAATCTTGATAAGATCGATTGGCTTTAAGTCAGTGTCCGGCTTGGTGGCTTCCCTGGCACACTGCGCTCGATACGCAATCAAACTACAGCCACCACTCATTAGATCCCATTCGCCTGGATACCTGGCCTCCATGCTGTCAAAGTTAGCATTGGCAAGAGCAACCGCCATTTGCTTGGGGTCTCTTCTGTGGCCGTTGATCGTAACTCCGGCTCGGCTCATTGCGTTGGCTAGAACACCAATGTGTTCTGGGTTACATACATATGCACTCATAAATCAAACTCCACTACTTCTTTATTTTCAAAATTAGTTTCAATATTCTCGATTGCCTCATCTTCTGTGTTAGCTTTGACCTTCCACATTTCAGTGTGTCCGGTCTTACAATCCATGACTCTCAAGTAATAGTCGTTCATTATTGATTTTCCTTTCTATCGAACAATGGCAAGCCAAAGGTCTGAGCCTCGGCAAGGTGAAATGCCTGGCTAGGAGTAGGAACACCTAAGTCCCAAACGATCTCGATCCACTTTCTCCTATCCCTATATTCAGTGATGTTTTTAATACCACCCTGGTCTAATACATTGTCACCGAAAACTGTTTGAACGTGAGTCCTGGTAAGGACCATGTAAACCTTGTTAGGGTTGGCAATCTCTTGAACAAACTTTTGGACTGTCACGTTTTTAACGTGCTTAGATTGTAACTGGCTATACTGAACGCCTAACCTGTCTAACATTTTGACCATCTGTTCAGTTTGCAAGCCGCCTTTCCATCTACCGCTGTATTCGTGCCTTTCTTTAAGAAGGTTTCGGTATAAGGTGAAAGTCTCAGTCAAACTTTTTCCAGCAGCTATCGCAGTAGCAAGAACACCGCAGTGGGGACCTCGAAAGCTATCCTGGGGTAATGCGAACTCCATAACGGAACTCCTTTCTTTGTTGAAAATCGTGGGAGCAACGCTCAACCACATTTAGACACTTAATGCATGTGACAGATACTGTCAACCCCTAGAAGCAACTTTTTTTTAATTACAAGATTTATTGCGTAAAAAAGTACATTGAGCTATATGTTGTATACGGACCTCAATCCGTGAATGTTGTTATAGCATTCGCCTAAACTCAACTGCCCCTGCCCGGTTAGGGCTCGCACTGCAAAGGTAGGGGCTTTTTTAAAGGAAGCACTATGGCAAGCCGCACCATTACCATAGAAGTTATGAAAAAGATCTGCGATCGCCTGGCTGAAGGCGAAACGCTAATGGACATTACTAAGAATAGAAATATGCCAAGTTATCGAACCATTACTAGAGCTGTCCAGGCAGATGATATTATCTGGGAAATGTATCGCAAAGCCAGAATACTCCAGGCAGAATACTACGCAGACCGACTAAATGGATTAGCTATGGAAGAGCTGCCAGAAGTAGCAGACCCTCGAATGCTCAACGCAGAAGTGCAACGGCGCCGACTAGAGATCGATACGCTCAAATGGACAGCAGCCAGGAACCAGCCGTTCGGTATCCGCGATAAGAAAGAAGATCAACCGCAAGCGCAGACGTTTACAATATCCTGGGCTGGAGGCGACACAGCAGTTAGC